CGCTGCCTTCGTCTTTTGAGTTTCCCCCGAACGGGTGACTGTCCATTAAGTATGGATCAACATATTTTTTCTGTTGATTCTTCAGTTGTCGATCTGTTTTGCTTGGTTGCCCTGATATGATTGAAATAATTTTCCAGTTTGGCCTAAAAGGTGTTCCGTTTGGAACGCCAGTGAACACACCAAAGCGTGTCTGAGACGTTGGCGTAAACGCACCGCAAAAAGCAGGTTGTGCCACTCCAGCTCTAGTTGGTGCGTAAAAGATTTGATCTGCGCCAGACAGTCCATCATCAATCACCAAGCTGCCGTAACGCAGATTGTATGCACGAAGACGGCTGCCAGCGCCTAAAACCTCAAAGCCACCGTTCCAATAGAAATCAAAGTAATCCTCGTAAATACCATCAAGCGCGTTATTGCCTAGAAAAATGCCAGCAAGATCAGGCTTGGCCATGTTGCCTTGACCAGCAATCGCCACAATCTCAGCAACTTGATAGCCGCCCCAGCTCTTCATGCGTGACCACACCAATTCAGGCGAGATCAGCAAACCGCCTGTGCCTTTATCGTCGTCTTGATTATTGGGGTCAACTTGACCTTGACGACGAGTAAATGCGATTGGAACGGTTTGACCGTATTCAGCTAACTCTTGGATACTGTCAAAGCCAAACGAAGGGGTATAGATGTCTTTGCCGCGACGGCTGCCAAGCTGACGCTGCCGAACTTGATCGGGCTGTTTTGGTTTTGGCGCAAGCAGGATTGCTGCTGCTGTAAAAATTGCACTAACGGCAATGTTGATCAAAATTGCACCCAACGTGGTTGTTGGATCACAACGAATGTCTGGAATATGCGCATAATCCTCAGGACGTTCTGTATATCGACGCTCTACTTCCTGCGCAAACTGTCGATATTCCTGCTCGCTGCAACCAAGAGCCGTGATCAGCCGCTTTTCATACGGAAGCAGTGGCTGTTCGACACTCCGCCGATAGGGCACCATGCGACCGCCTTCAAATGCCGATTGATGTAGAGACATCCTCTGCTCCAAACGACTGCAAAGACAGGATGACCCTGATCTAGCAGCAACACGTCCCCATCGTAACCGGGCTGGTCAATTCGACTCCCCCACTTCAATAAATCCCGCCCATATTGCCTAACGCTTTGGTTGTACCAGTCATCTTTGAATTCAGGCGTCGGAATGTTCATCCGTTCCAACACCACATAAACAAGGTGGATGCAGTCGATTGCTCCGTCCGCTCCAGTGCCATCGGCACCTAAGCGATACGGTCTGCCGATCAGATCAATCACGCAACTCGAACACTGCTAGTCAAAGGCAAGTGACCAACAAGCTGCCGCGTCAAACGCTTGCGTGGTACGTCCGCTCCAACAGCATCAAAGACTGATGCCATTTCTAACGTCAACGCTGTGCTGTCCCATTTGGCGCTAACGATCTGCCCGATGTATTGATTCAGCAAGGTGTAACCGTCCTTGTCATCTGGGTCGATTAACACGGTGCGGACGTTGGCTAGATATTCGTCCTGCACAGCAATCGTCGCAAATGGACGGCTCAGCTCGTTATTTGGGAAAGCGATCGTTGCAGGCTGGTTGTCGCCTGACTTGGTGACGGTGACGCCTGAAAAGGCAAACGGCAAGAAGCCAAAAGCAGTGCCGTTGAAGTCTGCGTTTTCTCCGACCCAGTAGTTCTGAAACTTGTAATCACCCAAAGTCGTAGGTGAACGCAGAGTCAAATAATGACCAAACGCAAGAGCAGTGTCGCTCATTAGAGACCAATCCTCCGGCGCTGTGATGTGTTCTGCCTAAGAGTAGTTAAGGCTCGCTGCTCACCTTGTTTTGCACCGTCAGCTGCAGCCTGCTGCATTCCACGCTGGAACTGATCAGCAGTCACATAGTCAACACTGTTGATACGTTCCACGGTGTAGCGAACGTCGATTGGTGCGGCAACTGCTGCTCCGCCACCTTCGCCTGACGTTCCAGAACCACCTGTTTCTGGGATGACAGAAGAACCGCGAGCACCACGTGAATAACGCGCCATGCTTTCACGCATCTTGTTTTCTGGAATCACATACTCGCCTTGCCCGCCTTCACCAACCAACGCACGAGTTGGTCTTGAAACATAACCGCCTTCCGCGTAACCAGGGATCATTCCGCCCTGGAAAAACGAGGGGCCTGCGACAGACATGTCGCCGTAAGCGCTGCTAGGAACTGAGCTAGCCCCTCCTCCAAATCCTCCCCCAATAAAGTTAAGAGCAATGCCCAGAATCTTCATCTGAATTTGCTTGGCAATTATTTGCGCTGCCATGTCCGCAAAGTGATCTGCAGTGCGTTGGAACAGATTGGCTAACGCTTCCTGGGCAGACATGCTGCCGGTGATCAGTCCCTTGAACGACTCGCTAAACGCATCTCCAATCGCCTGCGCGGCAAGAATCACCTGATTTGCAGGGTCAAGAAGATCGTTAAGAGCCCCTTGAACGCGATCTATCTCTGCCTCAATAGTGTCGCGTCCTGTTTTGGGCTTTAAAGCTTCTTCAATAGCGCCTTTAGCTGAGTCTCTTTCACCAGGCAAACCCTCTCTCTTTTTCTTAAGCTCATCAAGCTTGTCTATTTGGTCCTGAAGAGCCTGTGTAATTCCATCACGTGTTTTTGCCTCAATAATCGCTGCTTCAGTTGTGGCTATTTGCGCGTCAAGAACTTTTAAATGCCTTTCGTAACTACGGTCCAGCTCAAGCAGTTGTTTTTTAAGTTCGACTGCTTGCTTGGCAGCAGCTGGAGTGCTGCCTTCTTGGATCAAACGAGAGTATTCTCGCTCAAACGCCATTTTATCTTCATGCTTGCGCGTAATATCTTCTAAATGGTTACTTGTTCTGTCAAAAGCTGTATCAGTGCGTCTCATTTCACGCTCAACAGCCTTTACTCTTCTATCGATCGCTTTTTGCTGCCTTTGCGCATCTCTATCTGCCTTGTCTGCAAGCTGAGCGGTTCGATCATTAACGTCTTTAAGAATTTGAGCATACGCTCGTTCATGATTAACCCTTGCGTCTGCCAGTTGAGCACGAAGAGTGTCTTTTGAAATCGCATCTGTCGCAAAATCTTTATAGGCCTTTGTTATCGCTTCTTCTTGCTGAAGGTCTGCAATTCTTCTGCGAATAACCGCTCCCTGCTCACTACTTGCGTGAACACCACTTTCCAGCAGTTGCACCTGCAAAGCCGTAACTGCTGTGCTTGCCCTAACAGTACGAGCTTGATCTTTGCCTTGCTTTTGAGCAAGTTCGTTGAGTCGAATTCTTTCCCTTTCTGACTCGGTTCCTTTGTTCAACAATTCAACAATTCTTTCTTGTTGAGCTATACGGTCTTTTGGATCAACCCCAAAACCCTCCATTTCGTCCAGAGCTTTAACTGCTGCAACAATTTCTGGGTCCTTACTGTCTCGCGCCCTGGAAACTGCCTCAGTTCGACTTCTTACCTGCTGGACAAAAGCTGTTTCGCCGGTCAAATCATTTATAGCTTGAGCAAGTTTTGCCGATACAAATGTAATAAAAGTGGCAAATGTGTTTTGAAGACCACTCATTCTGTTACTAAACAATTCAAGAGCCTCAACGCCGTCCGTCCCAACAACCATTTCTAGTTCTTGCGTGGCTAGCTCAAGCGCACGTGCAGACTCTCCTGCAGCCTCTAACTCCTTAACAAGAGATGCAAATTCTGTATCGGCTTTGCCAACAGCTTCAAGAATGACTTGTGTGTCAGCTGTTAAAGGATTCAAAGCCTTGCCCAAATCAATGGCTCTTTGAGCAAGTTGATCAATCATGGAACCAATTTGCGTTCCAACCAGAGACAGCCCAAACCCAAACTCGCCCCCAATCATTCCACCACCAAAACCCCCTGCCGCACCACCAGCTGCAGCACCCAATCCCTGACCAAACAGCAACGGAAATGCGCCACCAATTAACGCACTACCTTGAGCGGATCTAATTCTTTGAGCACGTGCAGCCGCTGCTAAAGCAGCAGGACTGCCTGGAATACCTACCGCTCCACCAATCGGGCTGGTTTGGCCGGTAAGTCTTGTCTGTTGTCCTCTTGCCTCAAAAGCTGCTTTTGCTCGCCTGTCATGATCTTTCATGAAGGCCTTATCAAGTCGCAGCGCATTCTGGAATGCGTCTTCCTGCAAATCCATTTCACGTTTAATTCTTTGCGTTAGCAGCTCTATCTGCGTATTGTTATGCCTGCGGGCAAAGTCTTGTTCAATATCAAAAATTTCACGGGCAAATTTTGCCTCCGCATCACGTTGTTTCCTTATTGCGACCATAGGATTTGGCGCAAAAGGTTGATTTGCTCCTGATGGATACTGGTTTGGATTTCCTAGCAAAAACGCAGAACGCTGCCTTACTCGACCCGCAGAAATGTTTTTAGAAATAAATTCTTCAAGCTTTGCTCGTCTTTCTGCCGACTTTATTGCAGAATTGTCATTGGCCAAAAGCTGACGCTGCAGCCGATCCAGCTCCCTGTACTTTTGCGCTGTTTTGTCTAACTCGTCATTTATCTTTCTTTGCGCTCTTCGTTGATCAAAAGATTTTAAATTATTTGTAAATCGCGTAAATGCGCTGTCAGCAGCCTCAAGGCCCCTGACAATTTCCCTGATCTGCTCTCCAAGCTGCCTGGCGTTGTTTTGGCCTTGTACGCCGACCTTGATATTTACGCCGTAATCAGCCACAAGCCCAGACCAAGACCTATTGCTCTACTTTACCGCCTGCCAACACTTTGCGCCTTTCCACGCATCTTTGCCTGATCGTGAGCCCTTTCCTCTTGCTCACCCTTTAGCTCGTAAAAAGCAGCCCATCCAACCAGCTCCTCTTGCGTTAGATAACAAGAGAGCTGAGCCACGGTTGTGCCCAGCTCCTTTGCAAGAAAAAAAATAAAAAACCAGCTGCTATTAGCTTTTCAAGTCGGCTTTCGCTTCCTCCACCTTGTTTTCCGACCCTGAAGACAGCATGGCCAGTTGAATTTCTTGCAAGACACTGGCGTCTACAGCATTTTTAAGCGCAGCCTTTTCACCGTCTTGAAACAGGCGCTTGCCATCAGCATCCAAAGCTTTTTCAATCATCATGCCCAACGCAAAATCGTTGGCATCATCAGAATCTGCTTTTTTCTGGATCGATTCGCGTTCAGCAATCGTCAAAGGATGCCAGTAAACCTCAAGCACCACTTCATTGCCATCCTTGACTTCATGCTTGTAAAGCTGGCTAATGCCAAACTTGTTCCGGAGCAGTTCAGTGGCTCGCATGAAAAAATGCTATTTCAACTAATATACTATACAACTGCCGTAAACTGGCAAGAAATAATTCCTAGGAAATGAGGACGATCCTCAAGTTCTAAAGAGCTAGGGCCGGTAACGTCTAAAACTCTTGGAGAAACACTAAATGTGTCGGTGTAATTGGCAGCGTTGACTGATGTCAATCCGTCGATTACTGACTCGCTGACCGCTGCAAGCGCTGCCGTACCAGCAGACTTTGGCACGTACACGTTGCATTGGATTACGCCGCTGTAATAATCGGAAGCTGCTCCGTGGTTCTGAAGCGTTGACTGGTTAAAAGTTACGCTCATCGACACGTATGTTTTGTCCTTGCTTGGCGTCGTAAATCGAACATTGTCGTAGACCATCAACACCGCAGCATCTGCATCTGTCACTGCGTCGGTTACGGCTTTTTCAAAAGCAGCTCGGGCGTTTACAAGAGTCATGATTCCTCCATGATGAAGGTTGATTCGCCCATCAACGGGGTGCCCGTCTTAGAAGTCGGAATCCTGCCCAAAGGATACTTAGGCGAGTAGACCCTGGATTTGCCTTGAACCGCAGCCCTGATAGAAGCCAAACGAGGACTTTCTCTAAATGCTTGGTCAACTTTCTTGCTTACATCCTGAATATACGCAAGGCTCAAGCCGTCTTCCAAGGCATAAGCGGCATAAGCCGCAGCATTGCCAATGTAGACAACAGGATACTTTTTAAAATTAAAGTTATAGCCGTTTAACCCAAACCGTCGCTTAATTTCTCCCATATTTTTCTTAACCCCAAAAGGCGTCATTACTCCGTCTTTGCCTTGAGTAGGGGTGTGATAGACCGTTGACCATGGCTCTTTTTCTCGTCGATTACGATCGCTAGTCTTTCGGCTTTCTCTCCTAACTGCGCTTCCTCCCTGAGCTTTCCAGCTGGACGCAAAATATCCCGTATAAACAGGACTGTTTTGAGGAGTAGAAAGGTCGTCTACAACCGTATTGATAAACCTGTTAAAACCTTGGTCAAAGTAAGCTTCGTAGTCGGTCTCAAAATCAAAAAGGTCGGTGTCCGTAAACTTGCCCACTAGAACACTACCTCCACAATAAACAGATACTCTTGACCACCCTTGTAAGTGCGAATGTCTGTAATCTGAGCAACGCGATTAGACCCTGCATACTTCAGCGTTACCGTGTCTTCAAACGTTGGCTGGTTATCGCCAATTAAGTCAGGCGTTACATACAGCTTGGCTGTGCGTTTTTCGGCCTCAGTCTCTTCCTCGGAACGCACAAACTCGACTGGTACGTCAAACGAGTAGGCCGTGTCCGTTGTCGTCAACGCTCCAGTGCTGGTGTTGTAAGTCGGAGATGCTTTGCGGGTATATGTGATCGTGTGATCAAACGACTTGCCCAGGTCGGCAACAACCGACTTGGCAACGCTCTTAAACAGACTGTCGAGTGCGCCTGCCATCTCAACCCCTCACAGTACGGACCTGATAGCTCCCACTACCGCCAAGGCAGTAAGCACCAAGGTAAGACTGCAACCAAGGATAAACATCAAACACGTTATTAACTGTTCCCGTAGCTTGGCTCGAAGTGTTGTACTTGACCTCCATCTCCCCGAGCTTGACGGACTCGTATAACCCCGTGTCGCCTGTCGTTCCAGTGATCGAGTCCGTATCGTTCGCCAACGCATTAGCTAGCTCATACGTTGCGTACTTAATGTCGTTCGGAATTGCGGAGCAGGTCAACTCAACACGGTCCACGTGATAGTTGTTGCGAGGCCAGCTCAACGCTTGGCTCTGATCGCAACGATCACCGTAAAAATTCAACGTGTCGATCCAGCGCGTAGCTGAGATCAATGCACGGTTTTTGTTGTCGTCAGACTTGTTGTCCCACTGGGTGCTGCTTGGAACGGTCTCAAAATATGCGTCGGCTTCTGCCAGCGTCACATAGCTGTTGGCTGTCTCGCTCTTCAGTGTGGCGGTGATCGTGGCAGCCATAGCGCGGAAAGAAGAAGGCCCCACCTAATGGTAGGGCCGTTTGTCTCGTCAGGATCAGGTGGTGGCGTTATCCAGAGGAGAGTTGACGAAGATCTCAACCATGGGGATGAGGTCAATGTCATAGGTAGCAGCCCAGTTGCTGCCGGTACGCAGGTTTGCGTTGGTGGGGTTGTCAGAAGCGGAAGACCACTT